ACGGAGATACAATTACATATTCTATATCTGCGGGCACAATTCCTGCTGGACTTTCGTTGAACACATCTACTGGTGCAATCACTGGAACTGCAACTGCTGTTGGTTCTGATACAACTTCTACATTTACTGTAAGTGCCGCAACTTCATCCGATACCTCAACAAGACAATTTACAATTGAAATTAAAGCGCCGGTAGTCACATCCTACACATCTACTGGTTCTGGATCATTCTCTGTTCCAAGTGGACTTACTGCCGTTGATGTTCTAGTTGTTGGTGGTGGTGGCTCTGGTGGTGGTGGCCATCCTGGCGCTGACGGACTCAATGGTGGAGCTGGTGGCGGCGGTGCCGGTGGTCTTATCTATAGACCAGCGTTCTCTGTAACCCCTGGCGGTTCTATTTCTTATACAGTTGGGGCTGGTTCACCTGCTGTTGGTGGTGCTGGACAAGGAAATCCAGGCCAAGATTCTGTCTTTGGAGGACTAACTGCTAAAGGTGGCGGTGGGGGTGGTCGAGTAATCGACAACCCAGCTTCTGATGGTCGTCCAGGCGGCTCTGGTGGCGGTGGTGGTGACTATGGAACTGGCGGGGCTGGAACTGGTGGTGGACAAGGAACACAACCACAACAACCAGGCGATTCTGGAACTTATGGTTTTGGAAATCCAGGCGGTTCAGTTGGCCCGGGCAACGCTGGCGGCGCTGGCGGTGGTGGTGCCGGACAAGGTGGTAATAATAATCCCTCTGGTGGGTCAGATGCAGCTAATGGTGGTGATGGTAAACAATACGATATTTCTGGTTCACAAGTATACTATGCTGGTGGCGGCGGTGGCGCTGGCGGCGGCGGTGGTAATGACGGTGGGTATGGCGGCAACGGTGGCGGTGGCCTAGGTGGTGCTTTTGAAAATGCACCTTTCGGCCCTAATGCTGGTGGTAGTGGAACTGCAAACCGTGGTGGTGGAGGCGGTGGTGGTTCAGAAAATGCTCCAAGCCAAAACTCTGGCGGTGCTGGTGGTTCTGGTGTCGTAATCGTTAAATACTAAATAGTTTATATAATATAAAGGAGTGACTATAATATGTCTAAAGAAATGAAAACACAAGAACACATTGATGCGGCAGAAGAAGTAATGAACTTTGCTCGTGCAACTGGTAACGAAAAGTTTGCTGAGGTAATCAGAGACTTCTTTGAAATTAAAGAAAAACCTATTCATGATGACTCTACTTCTGTATTCAAGAATATGTCTCAGAAGTATAACATTGGAATGAATGTTCAAGGTTACAAGACAGAGGAAGGTGTTCGTTATCCTTTCTATTCTGCTGAAGGTGACATTCGTGAATTTGAAAAACTTCATGCAGAAGTAAAACAGATGCGTGTTGGAAATGTCAAAACAGACTGATAACCTAGATGAAGTATTAGGTATTACAGATGTGGTGGAGAATGCAGTAGAAACTGTTTCTTCTCCAAAACCTGTTCTTGTTCCGAAAACAAATCATAATGAAGATGACATTGACAATGATTATAAATATCAGAGAGAAAACTTTTATAATCTGATTGAACGTGGACAAGATGCAATTGATGGTATTCTTGACCTTGCAAGAGAATCAGAACACCCCAGAAGCTATGAAGTTGCTGGGAATTTGATTAAACAGGTGGCAGAAGTCACAGAGAAACTTGGAGACTTACAAACTAAGATGAAGAAACTCAAAGAAGTTCCTAACTCTGCACCTAAGAATGTTACTAACGCATTGTTTGTTGGTAGCACAGCTGAATTACAAAAAATGTTAAAGGGAAAAGAATAAGATGCCATTAACTAGATTTAAACTTAGTGCCATTGAAGACGGTGGCATCGCAACTGCCGACTTGGCAGATGGTGCAGTCACAACTGCAAAACTTGCCGACAGTGCTGTTACCAGTGTAAAGACTAGTAACCTATTTACTAACACAGAGATTGCTGGAACAGAGGCAGCGAGAATGCCTGTGGGAACAACCGCAGAACGTGCTAATGCACAGAGTGGTGACATTCGTTTCAACTCTTCATTGAGTCTGATGGAGTATTATGATGGAACTAATTGGAAATCAATTGATGCTCCTCCAGTAGTTACTTCTATATCTCCAGATAACTTTGATGCCTCTGGTGAGACAATTACTATCACTGGTTCTAACTTTCAATCTGGTGCAACAGTTAAGTTGGTTGGTGTTGACTCAACAGAATATTCGGCATCAACTGTAACATTCACAAATTCTACAACAGTTTCTTTTGATATTACTTCAGCAATGGCTGCGGCAATCACTAACGACCCATTTGATGTTATTATAACAAACCCATCTGGACTTACAGCAACTCTTTCTGATGGATTGCAATTGGGGGCAAACCCAACATTTGTTACCTCTGCCGGAACTTATGACATTTATGATTCTGCAAGAGGAAATTATTCTTTCGATGCAAGTGCAACTACCCCAGATTCAGATGACACATTATCATATGCGGTCACTGTTGGTTCACTACCAACTGGTGCATCTATAAATTCTTCAACTGGTGTAATTACTGGTTTCAGTTCTGTTGGTTCTGATACTGCATCGACATTTACTGTTACTGCAACAGCAACAGAAGGGGTAAATACATTCACCAATACTAGACAATTCACATTAAATGTAAAGACACCAACAATTACATCTTACACTTCAACTGGTTCTGGAACATTCAGTGTTCCAACTGGAACTCAAGTAGTTGATGTTCTAGTTGTCGCTGGCGGTGCCGGTGGCGGACACAACATGGGTGGCGGCGGTGGTGCTGGTGGACTCATTTATCGTCCAGCATTCCCTGTATCCCCAGGCGGTTCAGTTTCTTATACCGTTGGTGCTGGTGGGCCAATGGGCACTTATTCACCTGGCTCACCCAACAATGGCACACTAGGTGGAGACTCTGTATTTGGAGCATTAACCGCCAAAGGTGGTGGAGGTGGCGGCGGCCCAGGCCAATCTGGTATCAATGGCGGTTCTGGTGGTGGTGCTGCTCACAATAATCCAGCTGGGCCAACTGGTGGTAAAGGAACTGGAACTCAACCACAACAACCAGGCGAATCTGGACAATCACAATATGGTTTCGGAAACCCTGGCGGCGCCAATGGACAAATCAATGCAAGCTCCTCTCCCTACAGTTCTGGTGGTGGCGGCGGTGCTGGCACTGTTGGTGGGAATGGCGGCCCAAATCCTGGCAATGGTGGAACTGGTAAACAATATGATATCTCTGGTTCTCAAGTATACTACGCTGGTGGCGGATGTGGTAAAGGTGACAATGACAATGGTGCCGGCACTGGTGGCCAAGGGGGAGGTGGTTCAAACCCAGGCAGTTCAGCTCAGTCTGGAGAAGCAAATCGAGGCGGCGGTGGTGCGGGAGGATCTTGGAACTCTCAACACCCAGGCCCTGGCACTAATGCAGGGTCAGGCGGCTCTGGTATCGTCATTGTCAAATACTAATAGATAAATTATATTATGGAAAATCAACAACACTACTTGGGGAATCCCCTTCTAAAAAGAAGTAACGTCCCTCAAGAGTGGACTAAAGAACAGATTCTTGAATATCAGAAGTGTATGGAAGACCCCATATACTTTGTCAAGAACTATATCAAAATTGTGTCATTGGATGAAGGACTTGTTCCTTTTGAACTCTATGACTTCCAAGAAGATATTGTAAATACGATTCACGACAATCGTTTTACTATCTGTAAACTTCCTCGACAGTCTGGTAAGTCAACAACTCTCGTATCTTACGTCCTACACTACGTCCTATTCAATCCGAATATGAATGTGGCAATCCTTGCTAACAAGGCTGCGACTGCAAGAGATATTCTAGGAAGACTTCAACTTGCATATGAAAACCTACCTAAGTGGTTACAACAAGGGGTGGTATCATGGAACAAAGGTTCTGTGGACTTAGAAAATGGTTCTCGTGTCGTTGCATCTTCTACATCATCATCAGCTGTTCGTGGTGGTTCATACAATATGTTGTTCTTAGACGAATTTGCATTTGTTCCACAGAATGTTGCAGAAGACTTCTTCAGTTCAGTTTATCCCACAATCTCATCTGGTAAGTC